GCTATTGCACGACCTGCGCCGCGTCGTGCAGCAGCAGGGCTACCCGCGCATCGACATCGCGCTCGACCTTGAGAAGCTGCTTACCGCGTTCCAGCAAGGCCCGCCGCTCGACGCCGACGGCAAACCGTTGAGCTTTCAGGCATTCATCCAGGACACCATCGAGCAGGTGAAAACGGTCTACAGCCGTCTGGAGCCGGACGACGCCTACATCCACACCGACGGCGTGAACGTCAACCGGCCCGTCGGCACGGTAGACGCGCAGAGTTTAGGTGCGGTGGACGGGCTGATCCGCGCGCTGGAGCGCATGTCCGTGCGCGCGCTGAAGTCGATGCCGTTCTTGATGGGCCTCAGTGAGACGACGACCGAGACGCAATCGAACCGCCAGTATGAAAGTTACGCGGCGGGCATCCAGTCGTTGCAGCACTACGCCGAAAACCTGCTCGAACATTTCTTGGGGTTGGCGCTTGAGGCGCAGGGCATCGCGGCGTCAGTGCGCTTCCGCTTTGCCGAGCTTCGTTCCGCCGAACGGCTGCGCGACGCGTTGAGCGAGCAGGCGGAGATCGCCAATGAGAAGGAAAAGCGCGACCAGGGCTGGATTACGCAGGACGAGGCGAGTGAGAAGATAACGGGTAGCGCGGCGGTTGGAGATGCGCCCGCGCCGGTTGCAGCGGTTGCGGTAGCAGAACCGACAGAGGATAACGCTGAGCGCATCACGCCGATACGGGAGAGGATGAACGGCAATGGCAGACACGAGTGAACGCAAAAAACAGTTAGAGACTGACTTTCAGGATGCGCTCATAAGCGTAACCTTCAGATCGCGTAAGGGTGAAATACTGGACGAATACATTGTAGACCATAACGCCGCGCCGCTCCCGTTCTGGGAACGGCTGTTCTCGCGAGACACCCGGCGCGTCAGGCCGGAATAGGAGCGACGATGCCAGAGGATACAACGCAAACCTTGATGCATATTCCCGCCCGCATCGCGCGCCTTCCCGACGACGGGCAGCGCGCCGTATTGCTCGACGCGGCCAAAGCGCAGGCGTTCGACGCCGAAATCTTTGGCGAGCGCGAACCGTTCTTCTGGGCCGCGCACGTCTCGAACGATAGGGTTGATGCCTATTTCACCCACATGCTGCGCTCGACGCTGGACAATTTCGCACGCGAGGCGCAGGCGGGCGTGAGCTTTATGCAGGGCCACAACGTGCGCCAGATGCCGACAGGCCGCAGTTTAAGCGGCGCGCTGGAGGAAGGCGACTTTGGCGGCGGCGCAAAGATGCGCGTGCGCGCCGACTTCTACACGCTGGCGAATCTCAAGCTCGACGGCGGGCGCAACACGAATGAGTTTATCGACGGCGTGCGCTCCGGCCTGCTCTCCGACGTATCGGTAGGCTTTTACGGCGGCCGGCAGACGTGCGACGTATGCGGGCGCGACTGGTGGGATTGGGATTGTCGCCACATCCCCGGCGTGGTCTATGAAGTCAAAGGCGATGACGGCGTGGTACGCGAGCGCGTCGCGACATGGAGCGTGGACGGCTCGCATTTGGCCGAAGTCAGCGGCGTGTACGACGGCGCCACGCCCGACGCGACCATCCTCAAGACGGAACGCATGGCGGGCGCGGGCCTGCTCAAGCCGGAGACGGCGCGGCTACTCGAACAGCAGTTTCGTATCAGACTTCCCGGTTCTCACCGGGCATGGGCCGGTTATACGCCGGAGAAAGGCAGCGACATGGATGCACAGGCACAGCTAGACAGCATCCGCACCAACCTGGTCGCCGGGGGCTATGACGGCGAGGACGTTCCGGCGTCGGTCGAGCGGCTGCTGACCGACCTGGAGAGCGCGCGCGAGGCGGCGGAGAAGGCAAAGGCGGAACGGGTCACGCTCGAAGCCGAAGCCGCCGACGGCAGGCAGTATCGCGCCGACATGATCGCGCAGGCATTGGCGGAAGGCGTGCGCGCGAACGGCGCAAGCTGGAACCGCGCCACCTACGAAAAAGCCATCGCGACGCTTCCGCTCGATACCATCCGCACGATGAGCGACGACTGGAAGCGGCAAGGCGACGAACGGTTCCCACCGGGCCGCCAGACGGCAGAGGACGCGGGGCGCGCTAACGGCAAGGCAATCGCGCCCGTGCCGGATTCGGCGTACAGGGCATGAGGGAGGCAACCATGCATAGAGTTCGAGCTTTGGGCGCGTGGGCACTGTCGGGGCTGCTGCTCGGCGCGCTGCTGTGGCTGTTGCAGCCCGCACCGGCAGCCGACGCGCAGGGCGGCATCACGAACTTCGATACCGTCGTGCTTTCCGGCGACCTGATCGTCGGCGACGACGGCACGTTCGGCGGCGATTTGAGCGTAACCGGCATCATCGCGGCGTCGAGCATCATCACCGAAGGCGATCTCACATTACCCGGCTCGATTGTAGTCAGCGACACTCTGACCGTTGACGGCGCGAGCACGCTGACCGGCGACGTATCCGCGGGCGGCGCGCTGACGGTCGCAGACAATGCGCTCATCACCGGCACAACCGCGCTGGTGGGCGCGGTCGATACTTCCGCCGATTTGACCGTAGGCGATGATCTGGTTGTAACCGACGACGCCAGCGCCAACGATCTGACGGTTGCCGACTTCTTCAACGTGACCGCGCAGGGCGTCGTAACCGCGACGATGAATGGTTGGATCACTCCGACCGGCAGCCTGCAACCGCTCACGGCGGCGGGCGCGGTGAGCATCGACGGCGGGACCAATATCGCGCACCTGACCGACTACCTGATCCTGGTCAACATCGGCGCGCAGACCATCACCATCAGCGAGACGACCGGGCTGATCAGCGCGGGCAATATCGCGCTCGGCGCGGGCGACAGCGCGACGCTGATTTGGGCGGACGGCGGCTGGATACAGATCGGCCTGTCGAACAATTGACATAACGGCATTTTTGAGCAAGTAGCGTAGAGCTACAGGAGGCACAACAGTGGCAGATCCAAGAGCTGCGGTATCGCATGAGGGAGTGGACTACAAGGCCGCAACGTATCCGCACGATAACACCATCGTCTACGACGCGACGCTGGCAGGCGGCGCGGCGCAGGTCGGATTGGCGGTGACGCTCGAATCCGACGACCTGATCTCGCTCGTCGGCGACGGTGAGGCGGTCAAGGGCAGGCTGGAGAAAGTCGAATCGGACGGCTTCTGCGTCGTGCAGACCGACGGCAATACGGAATTGCCGGGCGGCGTCGGCGCAACGCTCACGGCGGGCGCGAAGATCGTGGGCGACCTGGGCGCGGAAAGCGCCGAAGGCTACATTCAGGCCGCCGCAGCGGGCACGGCGGCGCATCACGTCGTCAGTCGCGGCGAGATCATCGACAGCAGCACGGCAACCGCCGTCATGGTGCGGTTGTGACGACAGGCATAGGGCAATAGGAGACCTCAGACAATGGCACAAGTGGACTCTCAGACACTCGGCGTTGACGAGCTGCACGCTCGCCTCAGCGACCCGGAGCAGGCCGTCGCGATACACCGCGACGCGCGCAAGGCCGAGACTTCGTTCAGCGAATATCTCAATCGGCTGCAACCGTCCGAGAAGGGCGATACGCTCGACGCGTTCGAGCGCCAACTGAAGCGCGCGGGCATCATCACGCGCAGCGACCCGGCGGCGGGCCAGTACGCGTGTTTGGGCGAAAAGTTCTTCGAGGCGGGCAAGGCGGGGCGCGCATTGTATGCCGAGTTCTTCACGCGGCAGTATCGCAAGGTGGCCTACGCGCCGCGTCAGCAACAGCGCGCCATCGTGCTGTCGTCCGACAGCATCATCGGCAGTTGGGATAGGCCCTACGCGGACGCGGCCATAACGCGTTGGGAGGATAGGGTCACGGCGGCGATTCCGCTCAGTGAACTGATCGCCATCACCACGCCAATCGACGGCGCGGACTATCGTAGCTCGTACATGGTCTACGACGCGGCGGCGGTGCGAAAGTACCGCGTGGGCGAAAGCGCGGAAATTCCGATGGGCAAGCTGACGCCGACCGAGCACATCATCCGCCTCCAAAAGTACGGGCGCGGCATCGAGCTATCCTACGAGGCGATGCGCCGGTTGCGTGTGGACCGGCTGGCGTGGTGGATTCAGTTTAGTGCGCTTCAGGACGAGATCGACAAGGTGAGCGCGGCGATCACGATCCTGATCGACGGCGACGGCAACAGCAACGCGGCCACCAACCACAACGTCAACACGCTCGATACCGGCGCGGCGGGCGCGCTGACGCTGCGGGCGTGGCTCAACTTCGGGATGCAGTTCGACCAGCCCTACATGCTGACGCACGCGCTGATGCGCAAAGCGGCCGCACTCGACCTGCGTCTGCTCAACAGCGGCAGCGGAAACGTGCCCCTCGCGGGCTACAGCTTTGGCGGACCCGGCATGATGTTGACGCCGATCAACGTCACCGCCGACGCCGTGCGCTACGGCTGGACCAACGACGTAGCAGCCGACGTGCTTCTCGGCTACGACCGGCGCTTCGGGCTGGAGATGGTCACGGAGATCGGCAGCGAGATCACGGAGACCGAGCGCTTCATCACTTCGCAGCGGCAGGTGATGGTGATGTCGGAGGTACTCGGGTTTTCAATTTTGGATGGCTCTGCCGCCAGAACCCTGACGCTCAACGCGTAAGGAGGCATCATGGCCGAATTGATCTGGGTGCAACCCGGCCGCGACGATGGCCGGGTTGCCCTGTATGAAGCCCATCGCGACCACCCCAACGGCGAGGCGTGGGTGGCGGGCAGCCCCGGCGATCTCGGCGTGCCCGTGCAGGTCGCGTTGACGCCCGCCGTCGAGCGCAAGCTGGCGAGCGGCGACCTGGTGGAAGTGGATGCGCCCGCGCCGCCGGTCAAGGCAAAGCCGAAGCGCAAGACGAAGGCGGAAGTGGACGCGCTGGTCAAGGCGGCGCGCGGCGAAGCGGTGAACAGCGAACCACCCGCGCCCGCCGTGCCGAAACGCGCGAGCGACAAGGGGCCCGGAGGGCTCCCCACGAAAGGCAAGACGACATGAGGGACAGACGTAGTTTTGTATTCGCAATCGTAGCGTTCGCGTTCGTGGCGCTGCTGGCGCTCAACGGCCTCATGCGACCCGCGCACCCCGCGACCGCCGCGCCGTTGGCCTTGCCGACGCCCGCGACGGACGTGCTGTACAGCCCCGGCGCGACGAGCATCCTGACATTCTGGACCAACAGCGCGCGCACGAGTGATGGTTGCTCGCCCTGGCGCGAGACGCGCGACGTGGAACTAGTCGACCTGCATTGGACGGTCGACGTCAGCGACACCAATACGACCACGCTCTCGCTCGAATTTACCAATTGGGCGAGC